TGAAGCATTTTATCTTTGTCCCTAACCGTTGCCCTCTCAATCAACGACTGAACACCTGTAGAAGTAGTCAGACTTCCAACAGATTCCCCGGTGTAGGCTTCATTGATTCCTGAAATCTCACGTATATCTTGACGCATACGACTGTCCATTTCGAGAAGTCCCCTTGGAACGTCTTGCTGTTGCAAAACATGAACAGACGCACGTGGATCAGTATTTGACACCCAAGTTTTGCCCGGAAGCGTACCCTCTCTTGCCATCTCTTGAGCATTAATTCCAGACTCTTTAAGTATAACTTTTTGCGGATTTTGATGTAAAAGTGCAATAATTGAAGATGTTTGTGACGTTTTATTGATAATTTTTTGATTTTCGAGAATATCCATTGCCGTTGACGTACCCCAGAAGTCTCCTTCTTCTTCTTCGTCATAAAGTACGGCAATCGGATATACGGACGGTTTATAATCCTCAATCCGATAAAGTTCAAAATCCGTATTTGAAAGATACCATGCAATATTCAACTGCCATTTGCCTTCGTCATTAACAAAACGTTCAAAGTGCGTATGAAGAGTGACGATTTCATCTCCTTCAACACTTGGCGATCCCATGCCCGGAATATTGTCACGATTAAAGATAAATCCAGTTTCGCTATCGTCTTGAGAAAAATGAGAACCTTCCAGCTTATCCAAAAATTCTCCTGCGTATTCTCTAAATCGTGGATTATTTTTAACTAAAGATAGTGGAAGATTCGATGTGATTTCCATGTATTTCATATTCGGATCGTCAATCGACGTAGCGTCTGGGTCTGGAAAAAAGTTAGCTGAAGGAATCCGCTGGATTCTGATACGTCCCTGATACAATCTATTGCCGGGATCATTTTCGTTCATGTATATTCCACCGAAAAAGTCATTGTCATTGTATACATAAACGATAGCTGTTCCCTGAAGAAGTGCCCGATCGATTGATCGTCTTATAATTTTCGGAACATCTTCTGTTTCCCAAACATGTTCGTATGCACGTTGTAAACGTGCAACAACATCAGCAAATTGAAGGTATCGTGAAGAAAACTTTGCTGAAGGAATCGCAGACGCAAGGTTTGCACGTTTCAACGTGCGTACATAGCGGATATAATTTGTTACAGGTGTAGGTATCCACGGTGGCAAAGACGTGTCTTTCCATTGTTCGCCCCGATCAAAAGTATCAATTTTAGTCCATAACGAATGTTTTGACTGAACTTCTGACTTTGCCCGGTTGAAACGTCGGTGATATTTACTCACCCGCATCTTCATTTCTTCAATTTCCTTCTTCGTCATATCCTTTCACCCCTTCCATAAATTCTTCTGCCCTACGTGCAAGTTCTAAATACTCTACATATTCTGGTGGCAATTCCGGGTCTGCTGATAAATTGTATTCTTTTTTCGGTTCTACCTGAAGGATGATAGACCACATGTTTTTCGTGTGTAAAAATCCGACAGACGTTTCCACAATTCGATTTTTGCGGAGATTTTTGCCGATTTTTCGGTAATCTTCGTCTGTTAAACGGTACGATAAAAACGTATCGTTTGTAAAGTAAATCGTATATAATTTACGTTCTTCCATACATAGTCCTCCTTTCTACACGTAATTCAAGTAATTTTCGGAGTATTCTACATACTCATCATCGTCATCATCCAAGTAATAGTCCGAATAGTCCATCGGCGGACTGTATCCTACTGTTTTAAGCATATTTGGGTCATCCGGCAATCTCATAAACCCGTAACGGCAGTTGTGAACCAATACCCCGTTTGCATAGTATTCGGGAACGTGATCAACTGTTAGATTGTAAACAGTCTGTCTTTGGTTTTCGATGTGAACGGACACCACATGAACGGGAACAGTATCTTCTTTTGTCATATTTGTTTGCCATAAATTTTGCTCCACAGTATTCGCAGGTGTGTTCAACATCATCGAGCCTATTCGCTCTACGCCATTTAGACTTACACTTATTGGAACAAAACCGAGCCGATTCAATAAACGATTCAAACTCTGTACCACATTGTTCGCATACCAAAATTTTAGCTGACTCAAAGCGTTTAAGAATAGATTCTTTGGCATGTTTTCTATGCCACTCTTTACCTTCTTCTGATCTGTGCCAATTGATTGTCTTTGGACGAATTTTTTCCAACCATTTTCGTCTTTTTGCAACTTTATACGGGTCATATTTTTGAAGTTTCGCATGGTACTCCAAGTGCTTGCGTTTCTCCACCAACTCCAAATTTTCAATGGAGTTATTAAGGACATTACCATCTTTGTGATGGATGTGATAACCTTCTGGAATTTCACCATAATAGTGTTTCCAAATTTCCCTGTGAAGCCACTTGTTACCGCATTTATAGTATCGCCCATCACTACGATGCTTTGATTCTGGATACCTTCTCCATTTTTTCCCGTTCCATTCGACAATATCCACGACTGGCAAGACTGATCCCTCCAATTCGGTGATACTTTAATTATATCACCGTATCGCAAGGAATCAACAGTGCAGAAACCTTTTCCTTCCACCCAAACAGGATGGTTTCCTGTTGCGGTAAACTGAGAACCGTTAGAAAACCTAACAGTGTAAACCACCGCATCCCGACTTGTAATACCCCAATCTATGACAGGAAAGTAACCTTGTCGGGTCAGCACTTTATCGCCAATCTTAATTTTTTCAATCGGCACTTGCCCTTTATCTGTTTCAACCAACGTTCCTGCAACAAAACATGAATCCATCGCATGGTCATTCTTTTTCACAGGTTTTTCATCCGGATTTTTTGTATCGTCAAGTGAGATTTCTTTATACTTGTACTCGATCCCCTCTTTTGCAAGATTCGGACACCGATCCTGAAGGATGATCCATTTGCCCCGTTCGATATAAGAGTTCACTTTCAGAATGCCGGCTTCAACGTCATTGTTTCCGGGCGAAAAGTAGAGTCCGTACTCTTGATATAAGGCTTGTACACTTTTACCATTGACAACATCTGTACGATTTTTAATGGACGGATCGGCTACCATAAACCGCAACATCCCTGCTGGAATAGCGTCAATACGCGGTTTGATCGCTTTTGCATGGTCTGGAACAAGCATATTTGCTTTATAATGCTCATCATACGTTACAACAACACCATTCACCGGGTCAATAGCATGCCAATAAACCGCTGTCGGATTTACCAGACCGTGATCGAGAGTCACAAACTTCTCCCAATTTTGAGGAATATCTTCAATTCCCCGTTCTGCAAAATAATCGGAAGAATTTCTTAAACATTTTGCAAAATTCGGATAAACCATTCCCTCTGAATGTTGGAAACTGCCTTTCAGGTAACGCTGAATCCACCATTCAGGCTTTCCACGACTCTGAACCTCGATGTAATCTGAAGGAAGATATTTATTCAGTTCTGTTTCCCAAATAAATGTGTGAATAAATCGGTTATATTCATCGTGTTTTGGATGATTCGGGTCGGCTTTGGCGATATTATCTGCAAAGATTTCCTTAATCCATCCAATATCCGGGTTTGAACACACCGCCAAAAGTCGATTCGGAACAAATCGATCTCTCATACGGGTCAATAATTGGTCGTAAATCGTCCGCTTGATCCCGGATGCTTCCTCCATATGAATAATTCCGGCATTTATAGATCGAATTTTTTCTTCTTCGTCTGAAGGAACCGTGTAAAATATGAATCCGTTGACGAGTTCGATAATTCCTTCTGACTTATTAAAACGCTTAATGAGCGGTGGCGGGCAAACTTCGTTAAAAAACGTCTTGAGCGTTGTACGCTTTAGTTGCTGAAGTGTAGGCGCTGTCAGGAGACCCGTTCCTTTTGGACTTTCCAGCGCTGTTAACAGTACTTCCGTCAAACTTGCACGAGATTTGCCGCTCCCATAACCACCGAACCAACCGATAATCCGAAGTTCAGATTCCCATTTTCCCTTCTTTTCGTTCCACACTTTGCGAATCGGGACTGTATGGGACTCTACCTGATAATCTTGTGGTTCATACGTCAGTTCAATAGCTCCACAAGCCGGACATTCGATATATGCAGGATGTCCATTTTGCGGAGTTACCATATCCGCTGTATAGCAGTTCAGGCACCGCATTTCATCTGGAAACCTCCCTTCCAAGCTATATTAGCTGATAGATTTCAGCGAATATCGCTTGTTCGCTGGTTATTGGCTTGCTGAACCTGCATTTCCTTGATGCTCAAATCGCCGTACACCTTGGTAGCGTTAAGTTGTGCCTGTTGCGCTTCAAGTTGCAGCTTTGCTTTGGTGAGTTGTGTTTCGTGTTGAAGGCGGATTTGATCGACTTCCGCATCTGAAATCGTTTTGTAAGCATTTGCCAGCGTTGCAATGCTGTTGGCAAGCACCTGAAGATCGAGTTCCTGATTTCTTTGAATGTTAAACTGGATCAGATTGAGAATCAGTTGCTTCGTTTGTTGTGTCACGGATAAACACCTCCTTTGGTCGCTCAACTCTGTGGAGAACAACGACTTTGTTGTCGTCTCCAGAATTCAAAACCCCGGAAAGTTCGTTAATCTGTTTAATCGCCTGAACGTTTCCACTTTCGCCTTGCTCTTTCAGCGCTTTGAATGTGCGCCGTGTGGCGATCTGCGCCATCTGCGCCATCTGCCCCTTAATGTATTGCCGAACGATTTCCATGTTGAGAAATTCCTGCCATTGATTTTTATTTCCGATCTGAAGTTTGCTGGTAAGTTCCTGTGGGCTGAGATATAGCGCCAGTTCATTGTCCTCAAAAACTGAAGCAAGCCGTGCGAAAATCTCTTGCTTTTCGATAGGCAATCGCCTGAAGGATTCGTTTGCTTTCAAGGCTTCGAGAAGCATGGTTGCGGGTACCTCCTTATATAGAGATATTCGGCTTGGATATATTTTACGTTAGTTTGCGTGAGATGACAAGATGTGTAGTGTAGTTAAGTTGATGATATTTATGTGTGTTTGGTGGGTGGTTGACGTCCCCGCCCGCCCGGCATTTCGTCTCAAGGCGCAACTTCCAATTTTTGTCCCTACACCCATCATATGGATCAGCACCCGTACAACCTACCACATGGTAAATTCTTCAACTTTCTCCAGCATCAGTCAAACCTACTCGTCTGTCAACGTCTAGCAACGTTTCCACTTTTTAGGATCCTCAAAAAATGCCTATCGACAATTACCACTTTATGGGATCCTGTCAGCGATTGGATCCTGTCAGCGATTGGATCCTGTCAGCGATTGGATCCTGTCTCATCCATTTTTTGGTATAAAAAATTTTTAAAAAAGCGCTTGACATACTACAATACAACGTATACAATAATAAGTGTACAACAACAACAGGAAGCACACTACAAAAAACCACAAAAAAGTTTATAAAAAGTGCTTGACATACTACAATACAACGTATACAATAATAAGTGTACAACAACGGTATGAAAAGCACCGAGAGGGGGAGATACTACAGGTAAATAAGTTAAGTAAAACAATTGTCGTGCGCTAGCGTGTGGGCTATCGTCACACGTACAGAAGGCGGATATCTGTGACAATACCGCCCGGTATAAGTGGCTGGGAATGCCGTTATCATTAAGCCAGCAAGTCCCTGCGGACTATAAGCGCACTAGTTAGCGACGGTAGGCACGGGGCGGCGGGTTGCATGCGGAGAAGTATCGCATGAAAGCGTACCAAGCAGCAGCACCGTTTTGCCTTGCACACCGATTAAACTTAAACCAATAAATTAAGGAGGAATTAAAAATGAATGGATACAAGAATGTTGAAACATATTTCACTGTTTTGTGGCTGGAGAGTAACGAACTGTTTTATCATAACTTGATGAGTGAAGCATTTGACATGGATCTTTATACATTTGCCGAACGCCTTAAAAACACGCTGGAAGAGTATGTGTATAGTGAACTGGATAACGTCAAAAGCCATGTTATCCATGGGTATGTATCAGACTTAATGAATCTCATCTTCGACAAAATTGACTTTGTGGAAGTTGCTAGGGCATTAACCGGCGAATATTGAGTCAAAAAACAATGGAGGTGTATCCTTATGGACAAAAAACTGTCATTGAATGATTGGATCAATATTGAGATGGTACTGGAAACGAGGATCAGTCAACTAGCAGAATCATTTTTCAATTTTCCTGACGTATATTGGCTAGAAAAGGCAAAAGAACTTGCAAACACGTTTCGGAATGTGACGGGCTTCAATAGCCCGTCATTCAATAAATTGGTAAAGCGAATGGGCAAATATCGTTTCATCAGTTGGGAGCGTGGGAATCCATTTGATTTAAGTACTTATTTATACGAATTGTCAAAAGACGAAACATATTATGGCGTTTTATCTGAAAGGGTGCCTTATGACGTATTGATCTTCGACAAAGACTTGAATTATTTAGGATCGTTTGACGCAAAATGCTTTGAAAGAATTAAGGAGGATGCAACATGCGAAAAAAGCTGATCATCGATATTCGCGACTATGCGTCAAAGATTTCGGACCGAGAAGAAGCTTCGTTGACGGAAACGATCCGGAAACACAAAAAGGCAATTATTAGGGATCTGATCGATGCAATCGATCGGATCCCTTTGCATGATCCTCACATTACTAGCAAAGTAACGTATAAATTAGACGCCAAAAATCGGGAAGTAGTCATCAATTATGAATGGGATGAACAGTCAAATATAAACACTTGGATGCACAACGTGGATAAGAATCTAATCCGTATATGCGATTATTTATGGGAGAATACACCGTTTAAGTGTCATACTGTATAAAAATCAAAAATCAGGAGGAATGAAAAATGAGGATGAAACTGGAAGCCGAATTGAGCGGAGTTATCGAAAAAATGAAAGAGATCGAGGAAAAAATCAAGTTGCATGCCGAACATTTAAGGAAAACTGGAGGATATAAAGACTTTGAAACGCGCCTAGCATGGGATGCATTACGTGCAGCCGTTGGCTCAAATACGATCTCTAAATGGTACAGGGAGTATGACTGTTATGACAGGCATATCGATACACTTGCAAAACGAGCGTTAAAACATGTGTATCCTATATCTAAATAACAAAATTGCGGGCGTATATCCAATAGGTGCAGATATGCGCCCGCAATTTGGAAATCCAGGAAGAATAATGTAAATTTACACTACTACTACACTACTACAAACACATAATACCATAGAATTTGAATAGTTTTTTGTAGGAAAATGTTTACTACGTTGTAGTTAGTACCGGTAGAACTTATGTAGGCACTATAGGCTTCTACGTGTAAACATTTTTACGCTCAAAAAAACATGTTTGGGGCAAAT